TTAAGAGCATCCTTGACCATACCAACATCGGCAGATGGTAATCTGTAAGAATGCTTCTGAATATTAGTGAGTTTTTCGATGACCTCATCGAGGTCGGCTCGAAACTCACACTCAGAGAAACCATGTTCCTCTGGGTTCATGAGAAGCTGTTGTCTCCTATCAAGGAGTCTACATTTCTCATAAATAAGTTTATATTGCCCTCCAGAATGGAAAATGGAGGATACATCACCAGTAACATAGACCTGATAACCCCTCTCTATAATAAAGAGGGCAGTGTCCATAAGTACATAAATGAAGTCGGTGCGCTTATAGAATTTCTTCTTCAGTGCGGCTTGTTCAAGTTTGGTGTATCCAAGATTGTCCATAGAAAGACCAATTTTGTCAAATATAGATAAACTCATAATGTACATAGCACATTTGTAGAGTTTAATAACTATAGGACTTTCATTAATGCTTTTGTAAGAATTAAGAAGGTCGCGGGCAGACGCAATGTAGTCACTGGATTGGGGGTTATATCCCTCAAAGATAGAATGGATGAAAGGGAGAGCTTTATCCCGTACGAGGATAAAGGCACTTTCATTAAAACGAAGTTTGAGAAAGAGTATGGCAGCTCTAGATATACACTCAATAGTGGATTTTCCTTCAACTCTCTCAATAGAGAGAGTCATAAAATATAAAATATCTTCTACCAGTTTAATGATATATCGTTCTTGGAAGCGAGAATCTTCAATTGGTAAGACTTGTTGTAATTTATGCTTAACTTGATTGGCTATGAAGGCGAAGCCAGATTGGACATTAAAATTGTCCATGTCATTATCAAGTTGGTCAAGGTACCTGCTTTGTACTAGGTCAATGTCACTTGTGTTCTTGAAAAGAGAGTCAAGATAACGTTGATTAGGTAAACTAAGAGAATCTGAGGGAATCTCAATAGAAGAGGGTACAGTGGGTAGCGAAGGAGTTACTGTGGAAGAAGGTAATACAGTGGTGGTGATGGCTTTATATTTTCTTCTACCTTTTTTATTTTTATATTTTTTATTATTAGGGGGATAAACGTTTTTTGAAGTTGTTGAACATTTTGGGCTTGAAAGAGCGGGAAAATCGTTATTAGTGTTCATTGTAATCAGTTGTTTAAAGGACGTTTTATTTCTCTCGGTCAAAGATAGTTAAGGTTTTAAGTCTTAACAGACTAGTGTATGGCTTATACAAACACTATAATCCTGATGTGATATTGATAATTAAAAATGAGTCATGAGTTCAAACAAATTAAATAACGTAAGCTGCATTTTGGGCAGCGAAGAGGCTAAAATAAGAGTTAG